ATAAGATATTAATTGATGATAGTCCTACTTATGTTGAGCAATTCAAGGCAGCTGGAGGTCAGGCATTCAGATATATCTACACTACTTTAGAATCAGGTAGTTTACCAGAAGGACTAAGTCTAGTTAATAATAGAATAGAAGGAACATCACCTGCTGTAGGTTCAGACACAACTTATACATTTACAATAAGACTACATTATAATTCGGGATATGTAGATAGAATATTGAAAATGTCTGTGCTTGCCAATATAAATAGAAGTATGACATATGACGCCGCATCCACAAACAATAGTAAAAGTACTAAAGTCTGGAAAGACTTAAATCTAAATTTTACTAGAAACTCGGTTACAAACGATATTGTAAAAATAGAGGGTTTTAATGCTGTAAAAAGAAGTGTTAGAAATTTAATCAACACAAATCATTATGAAAGATTTTTTCATCCTGAATTAGGATCAGGAATAAGAGAATTGTTATTTGAAAATATGACACCTCTTACAGAAATATATCTAGCGAAAAAGATTGAAGAAGTATTGGTTAATTACGAACCAAGAGTGAGATTAATTCAAGTTCTCGTTAGAGGTAATGCTGACCAAAATTTATATAATATAATGATAGAATTTTATGTAGTTAATCATCCTGAACCGGTTACGATTGATACATTTTTAGAAAGATTAAGATAAATGGCAACAACAACTAGCACAACTGAAACAAAAAAATTACAGGTTACTGAATTAGACTTTGACCAAATAAAAAATAATTTAAAACAGTTCTTACGAAATCAATCTGAATTTGCTGATTTTGATTTTGAAGGTTCTGGTATGGCAGTTCTTCTTGATCTACTTGCATACAACACACACTATTTAGGATTTAATGCCAACATGGCAGCAAATGAAAGTTTCCTAGACTCTGCTGAATTACGATCTAGTGTAGTTTCATTGGCAAAAATGTTAGGGTATACTCCTTCATCCGCTATTTCACCAACTGCTATAATTGATGTAACCCTTACTAACGCTACAGGTGCTTCGGTGACAATGCCTGCAGGTACAAAATTCACTTCAACTCTAGATGGTGATTCATACACATATGTTACCAATTCTGATTTATCAATTACACCTACTGACGGTGTTTATACTTTCTCAAATGTAAATATATACGAAGGCACTAGAGTCACTTTTGAATATACGATTGATAGTACAAATGAAGAGCAAAGATATATTATACCTAATAACAATGTTGATATAACAACTTTAGGTATACTAGTTCAAAATTCAATTTCAGATACAACAAGTTTCACATATACAAAAGCAAGTTCTCAAGTAGGAGTAACCTCAACAAGTAAAGTTTATTTCTGTCAAGAGGTTGAAGATGGAAAATTTGAAATATATTTTGGCGATGGTGTAACCGGATTTAAACCGTCCGATGGTAATATTATAAAACTAACTTACATTGTAACCAACAAAAGTGCCTCAAATGGTGCAAACACATTTACACCTTCAGGAACTATAAGTAGTTTTTCAGCAACAGCAAAAACAATTTCAAAATCTTCTGGTGGTACAAACGCTGAAAATATTGCTTCAGTTAAACTAAATGCACCTTTACAGTTTTCTGCTCAAGATAGAGCGGTCACTGCTGCTGATTATAAAACATTAGTAAAACAAATATATCCTGCCGCAAGTGCAATTCAAGTATGGGGCGGTGAAGATAATGCTGTGCCAGCATACGGTAGAGTTTATATATCTGTTAAAGCAAAAGACGGCACAACACTCACAAGTGCTGACAAAGCAAGTATTCAAACACAATTAGAAGAGTATGCTGTTGCTTCAGTTAGACCAGTAATTACTGATCCTGAAACAACCTTTATTACTTTAAAAACTACATTTAAATATGATAGTACTGCAACGGTTGAGGATGCTACAACACTTGCAAATAAAATACAAACAGTTATTTCTCAATATAGTGATGATAATTTAGATAATTTTGTAGGTGTGTTTAGACATTCTGCATTGACAGGATTAATTGATAATGTTGATAATTCTATATTAAGTAATATAACAACGGTTCAGATGTATCAATTATTTAAACCTATCACAACTTCTTTAGTATCACAAGCATACACAATAGGATTTAATAATGCAATTTATAATCCTCACACAGGACATAATTCAGGTGCTAGTGGTGTTATTCAGTCAACAGGATTTTATTTAAATACTGATACAACTACTGAATATTTTTTTAATGATGATGGTAGTGGTAATATTCGATTGTATCATTTAGTATCAGGTGTTAAAACATATGACAATAATACTTGGGGTACTGTTAATTATCTTACAGGTGAAATTAAAATTGCTTCTGCAATTATAAATTCTATTTCAAATGTAGATGGTGTTGCTTCAACTTCGATACGAGTTACCGTAAAACCTAGTTCAAATGATGTTGCGCCAGTAAGAGGACAAATTTTAAGTATTGATATATCAAACTCTTCAATTACTGGTCAGGTTGATACGATTGCGTCTGGTTCTGGTTCATCTGGAGTAGGATACACAACAACAACATCATACTAAAATGGAAAATTATTACACCTTAAAAGAAAAACTATCTTCTCTAGTAGGTCAACAATCACCCGAATATATACAATCAGAACATCCAGGATTTACTGAATTTGTTAAATCGTATTTTGTTTTTATGGAATCTGCCGAAATGCAGGTTACAGATATTTCTGAGCAAGATGAAATATTATTAGAAACTGAAAACGCAGCATTAACTGATAGAATAATAAACGAAGATGGTTCAGCACCTTTACTAGAAAGTAATGGTTTTGCTTCTGCATTTACTTTAGGTGAAATTATTACAGGTCAAACTACGGGTGCAACTTCAACTATTCTAAGTCCTGATATTTCAAATTCAAAACTATTCATATCTGCAAACTCAAGATTTAAAACTGGTGAAACAATCACAGGAGCAACTTCTGGTGCAACTGCAAAGGTTAGTAAATATAGAGGTAATCCTGTACAAAATATTCAACAGTTTTTAAATTTAGCAGATTCTGATAAAACATTATTTGATTTCCTATCTGATATGAGAAAATCTTTTATGTCAGGCATAACTGAAAATCTATTTACAGATGTTGATAAAAGAAAGGCGATGAAAAACATTAAAGGTTTATATCGTGCCAAAGGTACTGCAAAAGCAAACAAACTTTTCTTTCAGATGTTATTCAACGAAACTCCTGATATCTACTATCCTAATAGAGACTTATTAAAACCTTCTATCGGTAAATTTTCAAGTAAAAGTATTTTACGAGTTTTACAAACTTCAGGTAATGTATTAAATCTTACAGGTCAAACTATTACAATGACAAGTGGAACTGATATTGCAACTGCCTTAGTAGAAAATGTTACCGCCTTTGGTATAGGAGGTATATTCTTATACGAATTAGAATTGAACGCCGAAACAATAATAGGAACATTTTTAGAAAACGCAACAATTAGTGGTGTTGATAATATAGATGAAACACAGGTCGCAAAAGGTACAATTAAAAAAATATTAGAAAATGTTAATGTTGTAAATGACGGACATTTATATACTACTGATAGTCCGGTCACTTTATCCGGTGGTAGTGGTTCTGGTGCTACTGCATTAATTGAGGAAATAGGATTAGGTGGTCTTGATGAAATTATAGTTTCAAATGGTGGTGCAAACTACGCTGTAGGTGATACAATTACTTTCAATTATACAAATTCCGGCGGTGCAAGTGCTGAAGCGGTTGTTGCTGTTGTAAACGGAGGATTTGCTGGTGAAACAGGAACTTCGGCAGATCACATTGTCTTAGAGGATGGCACACAAGCAGGCGACCCTTATCAAGGAGATAAAATAGTTCAAGAAGCAGGAACATCAGCAACAAAAGATATTACAGATATTCGAATTACAAGAAGTGGTGAAGGAATGGGTTCTCTACCAACTGCTACGGTAACAAGTGATAGTGGTTCAGGTGCCGTAATTAAAACATACGGTAGTCGGATAGGTAGAATTAAAAAGTTT